CTAGTGATAAGCAAAAGCCACATGGAAAGGATGGCAGCAAGCAGACGGGCCGCAGGCTGTTCCATGCAAGTCATCCGGTTCCGCTTTCTCTGGCCCACCCGCTGAAACCGTGCGGCGAATACTGTGGGCAGAAAAAAATTGAACGCAGACAAAGTCTGCGTTCGATTGGTGGACCTGGGCAGAGCTTAAACGAACAGCGCCCGTTTCGATATTTTCTACATTGTCGATAACCGATGGATCCAGCGGGATCTCAACCGTGTTTTTACTTCCTGCGTAGTTGAATACGACCTTCATGTAGTCCTGACCGTCCGGGTTGTCGTAGACATAGACTGCAATCAAGAAAGTGTCGAATAACTCCGCTTGGTATTTCTTATCGTGGACATCTCCGGCCTGCAACTTTTTCAGCCACCCTACAAGCTGATCTCTGTTGACAGGAATGACGTCAGCTTTTGCCATTGTGATTTTCCGATCAATGTCCGACTGTTCCTTTTCCAACTCCATGAGACGGGCTTTTGTGGTAGGCGTGATGATGCCCTGCTCTATCGCCGCCATGAGATTTTTGATACTGCGCTGCGTGTCCTTCAGCTGGTCCTCCAAAAGCCCGATCCCGCTTGCGCTTTCCTGATGCTGGCTATACTCGACCACGCTGTCGGCAATCCAGTTGATCGTATCATCCTCCAGTGTGCGGCGTTTGATCGCCTTTGCTACCTGAAGCTCGATGTCGTCCCGTCGCAGGTTTTTCTTCTCGCAGGTTTTTTCCGTGCGACGCTTCTGGCAGACGTAGTAGTAATGCAGGTTGCCAGAGCGGCTGGTGCCGGAGATGCCGGTCATCGGACTTTTGCAGTGTCCGCAGAACAGCTTGCCGGTAAGCAGATAGTCACCATTGACGCGGTGACGCCCTTGCGGATTCTTCTTCGTGGTGATCACCTCCTGGACCTTGAAGTAAAGCTCGTCGCTGATAATCCTCGGGATGCCGCCCTCTTTGCGGACATCGCCGTAGATATAGATGCCGCGATACCGTTCGTTGGAAAGGATCTTCTGAAAGCTCGACCGCCCCCACGGGCGACCGTACGAGGTCTTGATTCCCCGGGCGTTCAGGCTGGCCATGATATCAACGAAAGCCTCACCGCAGGAAACGCGAGTGAATATCTCCCGGATAACCGCAGCCTTCGGCTCGTCGATGGCATAGTGCAGCGTTTCGTCCGCTTTATAGCCGTAGGGCAGATGGCCGTTCGCCACCATGCAATTCGCGGCGTTGTCATACAGGCCGCGCTTGATGTCCTCGGCCATGTTCTCGGAATAGAACTGGTTGACATTCATCATCGAGCGGGCGGCGAAGCGTCCAGCTGCAGTATCGTCGAAATCCTCCTCCACATAGAGAACGCGAACGCCCAGATCCTGAAGCCGAGCTTCGTTGATCAGAGCCTCCAGCATATTGCGCCCCATGCGGTTAGACTTCCACGCGATTACATAGCGGAACTTCCCTTTTGCGGCGTCAGTCATCATGCGCTGGAAGTCACGGCGCTTGTCGGTGCGGCCGGAAACGGCGCGGTCGGCATAGGTGTCAATGATCCTGATGCCATACTCCGCCGCCAGCTCGTAGCCCTTTTCAAACTGCTGCTCTACGGAAATATCCTTCTGGTTGTGACTGCTGTACCGACCGTAGAGAACGCCCGGCTCTTCGACTTCCAGCTTCTTGCCCCGCTTCGGCTTCGCCGGGTGCTTTGCAGGTTTTCTCGGCAACAGCGCCACCCCCTTCTAACGATAGATTTGCAGTAGTAGATATTCAGAATCAGAAACAGATTACAGATACAGTCTCAGATACAGATACAGGTACAGAGACAGTGCGCGCACGATCGCGCGCACACGCACGCGCGCACGCGAGGTATCGGTACGGTATGGATACGGTATAGATACCCTATCCATAGGGTATCGGAATATGTACTTAAATTAAGCGGACAGCTGTCCCGGTCGCGCAGATATTCATACCGAAAGGTGTGTAGCTTACCCCGACAACGGCATCCGCGCCAAGAGATGCCGCTTGTTGCAACAGGATTTCCGTCGCTCCATCGACACCAGCCTGCCAGCCGCGCTGCACACCCTTGTTCCCGCCGGGCATGACCATGACTTGCGCCGCCGATACGATGCCGAGATATTCGGAGACCGTGCGTCCTTCGACAGATAGTGTGGTCGTGATGATCATAAAATTACCTCCAATTTCCCATCATACAGCAACAAAATGTCGTTGTTTGTCAAAAGTGATTTTATTTCTTTTCGAGCAAAAGCGTGTGCATTTCTGTTACAATCCTTACATACACCACCGGCAAGAATATACGATTGGAGTTGATTAGATGCCTTCGAGCAAAGAAGCAGCCGCAATCCTTCGGATTGTGGAAAAACTGGCCCAGGACAGAAAGAGAGAGGCAATCAGCCTTCTTGCCGGTTGGCGAGGTACTGAAGATAGTGAAGAGCCTCCGCTTTCTTCTCGGGAGAAAGTTGGAGAATAAGCGTCGTAAGCGCAATATCCATATCGTCCATAGGTCCGCCCTCTTTCGTGAGGGCGGACAATTCATTTGCGCAGTCCTCGGAAATATCCGACAGCAGATCGATGGGCATATCGTCCACGGCCGTGAGAAGATCTCCCAGAGACATCCCCATAGCTGTGGAAATCTTTTTGAGAGCCGGCAGAGATGGCGTTAGCGGAAGTCCGGTCTTAGGGTTCAAGTTTCTCTCCAGCATGGAAATATAGCCGTTTGACAGACCGCAGATAGCCGCAAACTGGCGCTGCGACAAGTCGTGTTCTTTGCGATATTCCTTCACGAAATCACTGAGCGTCATGAGAATGTCCCCCTAAATTTGTTTAATACATTATACATTGAGGCGCGGCCGGTGTCAATGCGGCTGTGAAATTTATTGAACATTTTTTGTGCAACCCACTTGACACGCTCTTGTGCATAGTGTAGTATGTCTGTGTAATCGGTTGAACACTTCCGTCAACCAAGAAAGGAGGAAACGGCATGGGCTACAAGATTAAGGAACTGCGCGAAGCCATGAAAATGACGCAGGAAGAGCTGGCAGAGAAGAGCGGAGTAAGCCGTGGGACTATTTCTGCCCTTGAAAATGGCATCGACCGAACGACAACCTCGAAGACGCTGGTCAAACTTGCGCAGGCGCTCGATACCACCGTAGACCGTATTTTTTTTACCAAGGGTGTTTAATCGGCTAAACAGTATGTAAGGAGGTGAGCACTTTGCCCGGAAGCGCCAGCCAGGATGACCGCCGAATATCCCTCGAAGGCGAGCTGACCGATGAAATCAAAATCGACACATCGCTGATCCCCGAGCACGTCCGTATGCACCTTGCAGCAAAGACGCTGGAGTGTTTCAAAGCATTTTTAGCTGTTCCCGGCAATGCGGAATGGCTGGACGAACAGGTTGCCACAATGAAAGCGGCCGAGGCTGCAGCAATTCGAAAGGAGTGATGAAGATGGCATATTACCGGACTTGCCCTTACTGCGGCAGTAATAACGACCCCGGCGAGGCCTGTGATTGCCGCGCGGAAACGAAAAAAGAGCCCGCCCCGGCGCAACGGGAACGGACTCAGGCAAATGGATACCCGTACACAGTTTACCAGCCGGGTCGAGCCGCGTCAAGAACAAAGGAGGTGCGGCCGTGGCTGAAGAGCTGAGAGAACTCCGGCTTTCCAAGCAGATACCGGCCAAGGATATGGTCGCGGTGGTACAAGCCATCTACCCCAAGTACGACAAGACCGTTCAAAGCAAGTGCGAGAACGGAGACGCCTACGGCGTGAGCCTGCGGCCAGACGCGATGGCGGCGCTCTACGCGCACTTCGCGCCGGAGCTGGCAGAGGGCCGCAAAGCGGTCAAAAAGGACGCGCACCGGCTGACCTGTCGTATCTCGGCAAGGCTCGAAACCGCCGACTACGAGGCGTTGCAACGGCTGATAGAGGCTGAGGGCTACGCCACCACACAGGACTGGCTGACCGCCACCGTCCGCCGTTACATCGCAGAGGCAGGTGAAACCGAATGAACTACGATCTGCCAGACCACCCCGTTATCCAAAACATGGAGCGCACCGGCTACCCGGACGGCAAGGAGCCGACCTTCCCGATTTGCCCCGTCTGTGGTGAAGAGTGCGAGGAAATTTTCAGAGACAAAGATTTGAATATCGTCGGCTGCGATATCTGCATCAAGCAGTCCGACGCATGGGAGGAGCCGGAGTGCTTCCCCGGAAAGGAGCATTGATGAAAGGACTGGTTATCACTACCGAAAACAAGATGCAGGTCAGGGAGTTCGGCGAGCCTGCCTATGAGACCATCGGAAAGGCTGTCGGCGGATGGATCGAGGTCGTACACCCGAAGGGCCTGCCCGATCCGTTCTGCATGGTCGTCAACGAGGAAGGACTGCTGCACGGTCTGCCGCTCAATTTGTTCGGCTGCATTCTCTACGATACCGTGCGCCACGGAAATCCCATTGTCGGAAACATCGTGATTCTCAAAGAAGGCTTCACCACGCCTGGCGAGAGAGACTTTATCGGGCTGGACGAGGACGACGTCAAATTCCTCGGCGCAATGGCCGTCAGTCTGAGCGGCGGCGGCATCAAGTGGGAAAGCGAGGCGCGATAATGGCAAAGTTCTATTTTACCTACGGCACGGACGGTCAGCCGTTTTTCGGCGGCTGGACTGAGGTCGAAGCCCCGGACGCTCACGCGGCCTGTGCTGCATTCCGCGCCTATCACCCCGATAAGACCGAGGGCTTAGTGAATTGCTCCAGCATCTATGACGAGGAGAAGTTCAAGCTGACCGAAATGTACCGGGAAAGCAATTTCGGTTTCCGGTGCCACGAAATCATCACTCTGCGGCGCGAAGCCGCTACCAACTGAAAGGAGCTATCACCATGATTAGAAACCCGAATGACATCCAAGAGGGCGCGAAGAAAATCCGCATGCTGATCGCCGGTTATCCCGGCATCGGAAAATCCACTCTGGCGCTGTCCGCCCCCAATCCCCTGCACATCGACGTTGACTTCGGTATCGACCGCATCGAGCCGCGCTACCGCAAGCCGTACATCCAGCCCCAGAGCTACGACGAGATCCTCGGCGATCTCACCCCCATCAATCTTCAGGACTTCGACACGCTGGTTTTCGATACCGGCGGCAAGCTGATCTCGCTGATGTCCCTGTGGGCCATCAAGAAAGACCCGAAGTATGGCCAGCGCGACGGCAGTCTCTCCCTCAAAGGCTACGGCTTTGTCGGCAAGGAATTCGTCCGGCTGATGGACTACTGCTTCTATGAGCTGCAGAAGAACATCGTCATCGTGTTCCACGCCACGGAGGAAAAGGACGGCGACAACACCCGCCTCCGTATCAAGGTCGAGGGCCAGACGAAAAACAACGTCTGGGAGCCTATGGACCTGGGCGGCTTCGTGGAGATTTACGGCAATGACCGCACCATCGGCTTCTCCAACTGCGAGAGGTATTTCGCCAAGGGGACGCGCGGTATCTCCGGCATTCGCAAGATCCCCGCACTCGGCCCGACCAGCCCTAACGACTTCCTGACGAAGCTGTTCGCCGAGTACAACGCCAAGGCCACTGCCGAGGTCGAGCAGAACGCTGTTGATCAGGCGGCATACGAGGCCGCGATGGTTGAGGGCACGGCCATCATCTCCGGCATTGTCGATGCCGACACCGCCAACGCCGCCATGCCGAAATATCAGGCCATTAAGCACGCGCTGACCTCCAACAAGGAGCTGGGCGTTCTCTGGAACAAAAAGATCAAGGAATGCGGCCTGTTCTTCGACAAGGTTTTGAAGAAATACACGCCCGCGCCCGAGGAGGCAAAGGAGGCGGAGTAAATGGGACGCTACCTGATGACTCATTCCCTGTTGGCGTCCTGGCTCTACACCATGAAGGGAAACCCCTACGAGGACATGACGACAGAGCGCGATCCGATGGGCGAATTCATGCAGACGCTGCGCCGTGAGCCGACGCCGACCACGGAGGCCATGCAGAACGGCATCAAGTTCGAGGACATGGTGACGGACATCATCAACGGCCGCGCCGACCCCCACCCACCGCGGGCCGCGCGCGCC